TTAATATTGGGAGCAATATAGATATCTCTGATGATGATTTGCCGTTCTAAAAATAAAAAAGGAGAAAGAAAATGAGATATTATCTAGGAATAACTGGAACTGGTGGTAAAGTGGCAGGTAGTTTTGAAGTAGGTGAAATATATGAAAAGTTTGAAGATTTTTCAATAATACGAGAAAATCTTGAATGTTGGTCATATGCTAACATCAATAACAAATGTAGAAGGATTGACAGATTTAAAATGTTTCATAGTAAAAAAAATGATGAACTTCTATGGCAAGGGTGGAACACTGGTTGGGAAATGCAAAACTATGCAATAGAGATTAAAGACTTTAGAAAAGAAAAATTGCAACTTATTGATGATGTTGCTACGTTTTGGAAATGGAATGAAAAAGACGAATATGTTACAAAACTACCTCAATCGTTTGCGTATGTTTTTGACCCATACGATGGAGAAATGGCAATTCTAACTTCAATACATCAAGAATGGTTTGATATGATTAAAAGTGGTGAAAAGAAATATGAATACAGAAATATATTACCAATAGCATTGAGAGGTGAATAGAATGAAACAAACATCTTTGTTTGGTTTTGAAACAAATATTGAAGATATTGTAACAAAAAAAACACTCTCTAAGTTAACTAAAATAGAAAAACATTATAACAAGTATGGATACAATGAAAACGAAAAATGTAAAACTTGCGATAAATTAGTTCGTACTTCATATAATGGCAAAAACTATTACAAGTGTAAAATTATAGGTTTTTCTCATAGTAAAGCAACTGATATTAAAGTGAGGAATCAAGTAGCTTGTAGTCAATATAATAAAGGAGATAAATAAAATGGAGAAAATGGAAAAAGTAAATCTAATAATTGGGAAGTTATTAGAAGATGGTTGGTCAATAAACAATATTAATATGGGTGGAAGAGATAGTGTTGTGGCAACAAAAAAATATGCTGAAATTTCAATAACTACTGAAGAATGTATGTGTCACGGTGGTAGAATGTGGATTAAAAATAATCATACCAACAGTCATTATGAAATTTCGCACTCTGAATATGACGAAAGTAAAGGAATTATTGATAGTAGTACGGAACTAAAATATATTATTGAAAATGAAATGATGGATTATGTGAATCGTTTCTCTACAATGGTTTATAAATTAGTGAAAATAAATGAATATGGTAAAAATTATGATGGTACTCAAAAAGAAAATATTGAATATTTTTCAAATATGAGTAGTGTAACTAAAAGAATTTTAGATAATCATACTAGTGAAATTGAAGATTTTAATATTATTGAAAAAGAAACTACTCTATATCCTAATAGGAATGTAAAAAAAGAAACTGAAAGAATATATAAAAAAGCTGAATATTCTTGGGAAGAAAATAGGATCTGGTTTAAAAGTAGTAGGTTAACTAGAAAAAATGAAAAAAAAGAGTTTGAGGTTGAAAGAGAAAATGAAATGTATGTGGAAATTTTTAAGAAGAGATAAAAGACTATTAATTTAGTCTTTTCTTGTTTGTTGTTGTTGTTTGTGGTAGAATTTAATTGGAGGTTGATATAATGAATATTTACGAATTGAGAAAAAAATATAATCTTACTCAAGTAGAAGTAGCAAGAAAAATAGGTGTCTCTATTACAACTGTTCAAAGATGGGAACAAGAAGTTACTAATCCATCTGAAGAAAATCAAAAGAAATTAGAGGACCTTAAAGTAGAATTGAAAGAAAGTGAGGGAAGACAATGAAAATAGAAGCATTTAATGAACATATTATTGTTAGAGTTGATAAAGTTGAAGAACATACTGATACAAGAACATTAGTTATTCAAGACAACAATAAATCAAGACCATCTATGGGAATTATAGTTTCTCTAGGTGAAAAAGTTGATGATGTTTTCAAAATAGGAGAAAAGATTGTTTTTAATCCTTTTGCTGGGATTAATATTCCTATCACTTATACTGATGGTCAAGAACAAATTTTATTAGATTATAATGATATTATAGGAAAAGTGGTAGAAGAAAATTGTAACCACGATTGGGAATTTTCGAAAGACACATTAAACAATCGAGTAAAAGGTAAATGCAGAAAATGTGGAATTATAGGAACGGGAGAACTACCTTATGGGATATAAAATTAATAAAAATCTATACGATAGAACTACAACAATGCAAGGTATACTTGATGGAATGAAACAAGTATATGACAAAGTAGCAATTACAACTGGTAGTCTAGGAAGACATATAATTATTGAGAATGACTTTGGGATGCCAAAAATAATTAATGACGGAGTCAATATCACAAAAGATATTTGGCTAGAAGATAAATTGGAGAACTTAGGAGCTCAATTAATTGTTAGTGCTGCAGATAGAACTGCTAGTAAAGTTGGTGACAATACATCAATGACAACTATCTTAACTTACAAGTTTGTTGAAAAAGGTTGGGCCGCATTAAAAGAAAACGAAAAACTTAAAGCAGTACATTTAGTTAATGGAATGCATTATCAAGCAAATGAAGTATTGAAAGAATTAATGGGAATGAGAACTCAAGTTTCTTCTCCTCAAGATCTGTTTAATGTAGCTCATATTGCTTCAAGAGATGAAAGTGTATCTAATTTAATAGTTCAAGCAATTGATAAAGCTGGGGATAATGGTGTTATTCATATTATTAAGTCTCAAAAAGATGAAGATTATTTAGAATTTGCAGAAGGAATGAAAGTAAATAGTGGTTGGTTAACTCCTGAATTAATTTCTAACAAAGAAACAATGGTTGAACAACTAGAAAATCCTTTTGTAATTTTAATTAATGATAATCTCACTAGACCTAAACCATTAGGAAATATTTTCAATAAAATACTTAGTGATGAAGTTTCTAGTGATAAAGTTTTAATTATTGCAAATGATTTTAGTGATGAAGTTCTTTCATTCTTAATTGCCAACAATAATAGAACAGATCTAAAAATTCAAGTCTTTAACACTCCGGGAGTTAATGACAATGATAAATTAGAAAATTTACTTGATATTCAAACTATAACTCAAGGAGAAATATTCGAAATACACGGAGGGAATAAGTTAGAAGAAGCTGAACTTGAAGATCTGGGTAACTTGAACAAAGCAATTATTAAAATTAATGAAAGTTCTTTATATAAAGAAAAAGATGAAAATATAGTTAAAGCAATCGAAAATAGAGTTTCTTATTTAAAAACTATTTTAGAAGATAAAGAATTAATTAATACTGATCTGAAAAGAGCAATGTTAAAAGAAAGAATTGCTAAGTTAACAAGTGGTGTTGCATTAATTAGAATTTATGCACCAACTCAAGAAGCATTAGATGATAAATGGGAAAGAACTGAAGATGCATTAAGAAGTGCAAAATCGGCTCTTAGCGAGGGATTACTACCGGGGGGAGCTGTTGGGTTGAAAGATGCAACAAACTCTCTTAGAAATTCATTTGAACAAGGTGAGTACGGTAAAGAGTTCAATTTAGGAAGAGAAATTGTATTAAATACTCTATATTCGCCATTTATTCAAATACTTAGAAATGCAGAATACACTGATGAAGAAATTGAAAAGTTTATGGATTTACCACAAGGTTTAGGTGTTAATGTGTTCAATGGAGAGGTTGGTAATATGATGGATAAAGGTGTTATTGATACTTTCTTAGGTGCTAGAATGTCGATTCTAAATGCATTGAGTAGTGCTACAATGTGCTTGAGAGTCGGAGGTTCAATTACTGTAAAGGAGAAAGAATAGTGAGTTTAAAAAGAAAGATGGAAAGAAACCATTTGAAAAAAGAGAAAAAAGTTTTCAAACGTTTAGCTGATACTTATGGCTTTGAACTTGTTAAGAAAGTTTGGGATAAAGAAATGTGTCCTTTAAAAGAACTTGAAAGTCATATTTTAAAAGAAATAGCATAAGAAAAAGAGTAGATTAATTTCTACTCTTTTTTTAATATTGTTGTGGCAAACTTGCTAAGTATCTTAATTGGTCCTCTTGTGACATTCCACCGAAGTCATAAGTTCTTTTAGCTAATAAGTTTTGTAATTGTTGCCCTTTAACACTTTCTTTTGCTCCTGCAATTTGTTGACCTAATAACAATTGTTGTAATTGTTGAGTGCCAATATCTAACCCCATTGCTTCTAATCCTTTTTCTTGACCCTCTAAATTTAATAGATCTGAATAGTAACCTAAATAAGATAAGTCTTCCATTCCCTCTAAACCACCAATTTGTCCTCTAAGTTCAGCTTCTTGAATTGCTTTCTCACCATAAATACTTCCTAGTTGTTGTGCAAATTGTGCTTGTAAATTACTTTGTTCAGCTAAAGCCAATCCACCACTAATTCCATATTTTTGTTGTGCTTCTTCTAAGCCTAACCCCATACCTATTGCACCAGTTTCTGCTAAACCTAATGCTTGACTTGATAAAATATCTAACAAACTTAATTGACTTTCTAATCCAGCTTGTTGTCTCATTCTTTCTTGTTTAGCCATTTCCTTAGCTTGGCTCTCTAATCTTCCATAATCAACTGTTTGTTGTGGAGTAGATGGTTGTCTAGTAGCAGTTGGTTGTGTTGTTTTTTCCTGTTTGAAATAGTCTCTAACTTGAGAATAACCAGTTTGTGGTGTTGTTTTCTTTGTTGTTGGTGTTATTTCCTCTAGCAAGTCTCTATGTGCAAATCCAGTTTGTGTTGTTCCTCCGTTTAGGAAGTCTCTATGTGTATAACCAGTTTGTGGTGTTGTTTCTTGTTTCGAACTAAGGCTATCTTTTATCATTTGTGACCTAGTAAGATATTTTTCTTTTGGCTTTTCAAAAATCCCTCTACCTCTTGGCATATTATCACTCCTTAATAATTATTCGAATAATATTTATTCGATTTCATTTGTGGATTGTGTGCCTTATCATTTTGTCTCATTTTAACTCTACCACCATTATTTATTGGATTGATAGAATTTAAGTTGTAAGCACCTTTCATTCCAATATAATTTTCTTCATTGTTTGGCATATAAGTTGTCTCATTAACTTCTAATATACTTGGTAATAAACTCATAAGTTGCATTGTTGTTAATGGATTACTTTCTTGTAAAGCATTAGCAACGAATGTTCCAAACTTTTCTGGGTTCTTTTGAATTTCATCAATTGACATATACATATCATAATTACTTTGTAATGCATTAGAAGATGGTTGATACTCTAAACCATTTCTCCTATAACCCATTGTGATTCTGTTGTCTTCCATAATAACAACTCCTTATTTAATCGCTCTTTGTAATAATAAATCTAGTTTTTCACTCATTCCTTTAAAATCTTCTTTAAAATCTTTTTTAAATTCATCAAGTCTACGATGTGATGATTTAGTTGATTGTTCTACAATAACAGTTCTTTCTTGTAAATTGTTATACTTATCTTGTTTCACTTCTAGTCTATCTAAGTTGTCACCTACTGAACCAACTTTATTATTTAATTTACCATAAGAAAATGCTAACCCTCCTATAACTACTATTAAATTAATAAATGTTGATATCCAAAATGTTGTTGGTAATTCATTCATATGCTAGTCCTCTTCGCTCCATAATTTTTTCAATTGTTCTGCTTTTACTTCAACTAAGTATTAAGACTATACATATCCATAAATTCTAATAATAAATCTCCTATTTTACCTAAAATAATTTCGATATACATTCCTACATTCATTATAGCACAACCATTCTATTTAATAAAAATTTTTGTTTAGGGGAGAAATTAATCTCCCCATATCTTAATCTTGTTTGTTAACGATTGAATAGAATATACCAACTTGAACATTGATGGCATTAGAAGCTGCTAGGTCTAATAAATCTACAACATCAGCTTGCAAAATTATATATTTACTACCTACTTCATTTGAATTTTTCAACAATATAGGTTGTTTAGATAAATCTCTAAAGTCATTTATAACAACCGATAAATCTATAAATGTTGATGCACCTTGTGTGATTTGAATATCTTTTACTATTTGTTGACTAAATGGAACATTAAACGGTACTACTGCAGTAGGGTCTACTGTTACTCTACTTATTGCATCTCCTGTAATTTCATTTACTTCTGTATCTGGCGAACTACCACCAGTTATAGCATCTATTTCACCACTAAATGAAGTCAAACTATAAGCACTATCATTTGTAATAGAATTGACATAAAGTTCAGCAAAATGTAAATAAATACTTTCTTTTGGTTTAACCTCAATAGCAAATCTAACTGTATCAGTATCTGAAACTCCAACAAATGAATGTGTTGCAAAGAAACTTTCCTCACGAGTTCTTGCCTTTTCCAAATTTTCTCCACCTATTGTAGCAACCAGATCATCAAATTGAACTGGTTTTATAAATATTTTACCCATAATTGTTACTCCTCTCTATTATTTAATAACTTAACCACGTTGGTCTAGTTGGTGTAACCATAGTATCAGTTACATTCAACCAATTTTCATACCATAATTCCATTTCATCAAATTGTTTTTGAGTTACTTGATGTGGTTTATTTGGTTCAGGTTCTATAATCCATTGTCGATTCCAATACTCAAAGCACTCTGTTTTTCTTTGTTCTCTTAGTTTTTCTTTTTGTTGTTCAATACTTGAAAGGTTCAATTCACTTAATTTAGTTTGATATTCATTTTCAAGCCATACAACTTCATTCTCTAACATATCAAAGCAATTTGTAGCATCTTCGATAGAATTAACCTTATCAATTGAATCTTCATCTAAAGCCCATATTTTGACATTCTCACGCATATGCACTTTGTTTAATTTTAATGTAGGTGCAAATGATACTTTCGTACCAAATACACATACATTATTAAAAGTTTTATCTAATTCTTTAATTATGTAATTCATATTATTCCTCCTAATCGTGTAATTTAACTAATATCCAATCAAATGTACCTGTTAGATAGTCCGAAGCAAGATAAATTATTTTACTAGCACCTAGTAGTTCTCTTTTAACCTGGCTTGCGGGTGAAGTTGTAGCTACTATCACATTACTAGATATAAAAGTTTGATTAGCGTTTACAAATATAAAAGGACTTCCATCTACTTCTACTTCACTAGAACCTAGCGTTGAATACGCTACCATATCAGTCCTTGCAGTTGGATTATCGTTCGCATCTACATTTCTACCTGCACTGCTTACTCCTAAATCATATCTTACTAAAGTTGGCGAAGTGAAGTTAAAAAAGTATAATTTAAAACTACCTACTCCATATTGTTCTAAATCAACGATTATGTCATTGTCACTGCCACTAAATCCCGTGGCACTTGCTACTATTTTACCAAATTGGTTTGAGTAATTAAAAACTTGTTTAATTTTAGTATTTCCAACATCTCTTTTTAATTTAACATTATGATTATTACCAATTGCAAAACCATCATAATCTACTGGTGCTAATAATTCAGCTAAACCATCTTTGGAATAAACACCTAAAGTGGTTGGTATAAAAACAGGATTTTCCATATCTTGACTATCTTCCATTTGACAATTAATTAAATAATTATCCTCGTCAGTATATTTATCATCATTCATCTTAACCTTTAAGTTTTGTATTAAAGGTGGTTCTATATACCATTCAGTCACCTGTGACTTAAAGATATAAAATTCTGTTCCACCACTTCCTGCTCTAACGATTCTAGTTGTTATGAATCGTGGAGTTATTGTGGTAGTAATTGGTATTACAATATCAGTATTGAATGAAGTTGTGGCGTTGCTATAAACAATTTCTGTATTTGAAGAATCATCTTCAAAAGTGATAGTAATTGAAGCCGTCCCCCCTAAATTACTTCCTATCCTCAATAACATTTCTTTAGGTGTGAAGGTATTGCCCGCCCCTAAATCAATCTTACTATCCATTCCTTCAGCATCTGCAACAAAAGTGCAGCCAGAACTAGTACCGTTGTTATTATCATATGCGTTCCATGCACTACTTAAAAAACCTACATCTCCAACTGCTGTTCTGCTCGCTACAAATGGAACTGGCAAAACATCACTAGTCATTGTATATAATTGACCAGTAGAAGTGTTACCAATCGTTTTAACTACTTCAGCTTGATTAATAAAGTGACCTTGTTTATTTTCTGACGTAGAATTTTGCAAGTTCCCAATATCATTATTGTTGCTTGAAATTTCACTAACAAATTCAATATTAGTTTCTCTTTGAGTAATTGATGTACCACTAATACTTTCATCATTTTCTATATCTATATTGCTAGAAGCAATACCTCCAGTAATAGTTTCAACAGTACTATTATAATCGTTTAAAATTACATCTCCACCATTAGATTCAAACCCTAAATAAATTCTAACAGGAGCTCCAGTTACATCTTGTTCGACTGCTGGTTCATTTATAATAAAATTAACAGAATTTTTTGGTACAATATAATCAGTAGTTCCTAATAAAGCATCATCACTAACTCTATATCTATTAACAGTAACTATTCTATCATTAACTTCAGCACCAGTTGTAGTAAATGTAAATAATCTATTAGCCGTATATAAACCATTTTGATTAATAATAAACTCTTCTAAAATATCATCAAAGTCTAGTATAGCAGCATTAGTTACATTTGACTTTGTAAAACCAATTCTAGTTTGTTCTACACCATCTAATAATGTTAGATCTGGTGTAGTCAAGTCAACCGTTACTTTAGCTGTTTGTACTGTTTGTGCTTCTAATTCATCTATCCTATTATTTGTAACAACAATAGATGAAGTATTATTACTTATATTATTAGCGTTATCATCAATATTACTTTCATTAGCAACAGATCTAACATTAGTTGTATTTAATTGAGTGTCTAGAGAAGTAATAGCATCTTGAGTATTATCATCACTAGTTAGGAAATTAGTACCACTACCATCATAATCAGCATTATCAACTTTACCATTCGAATTAGTATCATAAATACTTTTACTCATAGCATCATCAACAGATGTTGTTGTTCTTACAGCTACCGTTGCAAAATCAATAAATGCTCCAACAACATCAGAAGTTACTCTAGCAGTAATAGTTACAGGGAAAGTAGTTAAAGCTAATATTGCTTGTTCAGTATAAATATTAGTAGGAGAATATGTTATTATACCATCATTTCCAGCAATAGATTCCGGTATCGTTAAATTAATGGTATTAGCAACAATTCCATTAAATAAAGTTTCAATAGTTATATTTGCAACACTTGCCATACTTTCATTTCTAAGTTGCGATGAACTATCTAATGTATAATCTCCTGCCACAACTAGTACAGGATTATTTGAACCATTTGTTGTAATAACTGACGGATCATTAGTTATTTCTTTAACAATAACAGGAACAATTGTTGGAGAAGTAGGAATAGCCACCGGTGTAGTTAATGGGTCTACTTCAACTATGGTTTGAACAACTTCTCCACCAGTTCCACCAACAGCAGTTATCGTAACTTTCCCTCCACCATTATCTGTTACACCTAAATTAGCGTCAAAATTAATAGTGTTAATTCCAGTTCCTCTTTGAACACCACTATCTTGTATAATAACTTCGTCTAATTTATCTAAAATATCAGCTTGTAATTGAGTGATATCACTTGCATTTTGTGCAATATCAGTATCATTATCACCAACTCTACCATCTAAAGCAATAATATCAGCTTCGGCTTGAGTCATTCTAGTGTCTAAATCAGTAGTTGCAGTTTGTAAATTAGAAATATTAGTTTGATTAGTCGATATCGCATCTGCATTCTGTCCTATATCTAATTCGTTTTGCGTTATATCATCAGTATTTGTTGCTATATTTGTTGCATTTGTACTTGCTATTCCAAAAGTTTCATTAATTGCTACTACTAAATTAGTTTTATCAGTTGTATCTAAATCAGCAATATCACCAGTTATACCTAGAACAAAGTTTACTGTTGCACTTTGAGGAGTATTACTATTTTGAAATTCTTCATTTATAGAAGAATAATACCAAGTACTATCATTATTTCCATCACCCTCTGCATTAGTAACAAATGCAAACGCACCATCAACTAATTCTCCCGGTCTTAATGCTGCTTCAGTAAATAATTGTGTTCTAGTAGCAAACACACCACTACCATCAGTTGGTCCAAAGAAAACTGCTCCTGATATTTTTTGCCTTACAGTATTAAAATCAACAACAAAATTTTTATCTGGGTCGGCTCCACCTTGAATAACAAACTTATCTCCAGTAAATAAGTCAAGTGTTGCTTCATAGCTTGCAATAAAATCATTCAATATTACATCTTCTAAATTTGCTTTTTCTTTTAAATCTCCACCAGTCAAAATAGTGATTTGGTCTTGATTATCATCAACAGCATTAGCCAAGACCGTTCTATCTTGATTTAAATCTTTTGCGACAACAGGAGTTTTACTAGATTGTTTACCATCAAAATCAGAAAACGAATTTCTATCTACTTTTGCCATATTTTTTTCTCCTTTCAATATTCATTAATTATTTATTCTTCCATTAATCTCTCTAGGTATATAACCTACTTGATAAATGAAACCTAAACTTGTAATTCTAACAAAAGCATCTTGTTTATTTCTTATAATTGCTTTTGTTTTAAATACTTCAGGACTATTCATTATTTCGAAAAATCTAAATGTTTCTTGAACATTTCCTAAAGATGCAATAGCCAATAACCAGTCACCTAATGTAGTAGGAGAGTCACCAGTTACAAATGGTGTTTCTTCATCAACCCAAACAGATGTTCTTTCTCCATCTATTTCTTGTATTTCACCAAAACTAGTATTGCTATCAATTATTTTATAATTATCTGCAAACACATCTAAGAATAATTCTATTTGTTTATCGGATACACTTGAGAATCCAATTATAAATTCAAATACTCGTTTTAGATATTGTTCCAGATCAAATGAGAATAATTTAGTTTCAACTTTCATTTCATATACAAAACTATCATCTATAAATAATCCGATATCAGATATTTCAACAACATCATTTAATGTATCAATTAATGGTACTACTTGTTGTTGCATTATCTTTGCTCGATTTGAAATTCCAAACATTTCATCATCATAAACATACATAGCATAGAATCCAACCTCTTTGCTTGTATCAAGGCTAAAGATACCATTGTAAACATAATGCCATTTAATTATTTTGTTCTTTCTAGGGTAAGATAAATAGTATTTATTATCATATACAATACCACTAGCATCTTTATCTCTAAAAACAATATTGTTTATTTTATCATCTATTTTAATAACATCTGCTCTACCAGCATCAACTGCAAGTGTATCAACATAATGTAATCCTCTATTCGATAAGAATACAGCTTTATCATCATTTGTTATAGCAACACTTTCAGGTGCTATACAACCGATATTTGCGTTAAATGTAACGAACTCACTAAATGGTTCAAATGGTCTTCCGGGATAAGCAATATCATCACCTTTACCTCTTAGACCAATAGTAGAATTATCTGTAAATCCTAAGATTGTATTTCTCAAAGGTATTACTTTTTGTAATGCTTCTTGCCTAATATTATTAAAAGGTATTACTCCACTAGTTGCAAACCAATTAAACTTACCACTAAATGATTTATAAATATTAGTAGTTCCATTTTTATATAGAACTATCTTCCCATAATAAGTTTCTATCTTAGTACAAGCATTTAATTCATCAACTGTTTTATCTAAATTAAGATTTTCATCAATTTCAGTAACTTTATAATTACTAATTTGTTTTTGTGAAGTAGGAGTTGGTTGACCAATCTCATTCATTGTAACTCTAATATCATAATTAGTCGCTGTATCTACATTAAATAAAGTTTGTCTACCTGCATCTCCACCTAGAGTCGCTTGTAATTCACTAAAAGTATCATCTTCACTTTTTTTGAACTCCCATTTAAATTCATAATCACTTATAACTTTTCCAGTTGCTAATGTTACAAATGCTTTAATTGTAATATCTGTATCTACAACACCTATTGGTTTACTAGTTCTAAATAAGTCAACACTAAATGATGTAGTAGCACCTTGTCTATCTTGAATATCATTAAACGGGTCAACAGCTAAAATATTAGCACCACCAAATAAAAACTCTTTTGTTGTAGGTACATAAGGAAAAGTATCCATTTCTTGTGCAACTATTTTTGTTGTTCCATCTCCATTTATTACACCTCTAACAGAAATTAATTTAGTTCCAGTTGCAACAATCAATTCATTTTCTAATTGTTTAGCTTCTATTACTTCATCATCTTGAAAACTTGTAATAGTATGTATTCCATCAATAGGATAAATTAAATCACTTTCAAATTGAGTAGGATTTGTATTTTCAGTAAATGTTACATTCACATTTTTCCAATCTGCAATTACATCTGTTTGTATCTGCCCAAAATTCTTTGTACCAAAATTAAATTGAGTTGTATCACTTTCCCCTGCTGGATAAAACGCTCTTTTTTCAAAGTCAACTTCTAAACCGTCAAAGAATGTTTTAACATCTCCATTAGTACAATTAATTTCAAACTTGTATGTATGAAATTCTCCATCATCATTTCCAATATTTATTATTCTACCATTACCATTATCTATTTGTGCATCAATACCACCCTCAAAAATAATAGGTGAGTAAAATGTATTATCTCCTAAAAAGAAGAAGAATATACCACTACTATTAGCTGGTAATGTTTTTATTATCCTCATATCAAATTCAATAACTGCAAATGAAGTTTTAATATTTCTTGTTATATCATATCTTAGAGCTTCAAAACTAGTACCTTTTTCTAATGCATTTATTCTTAAAAATCCATCTGGAAATACTTCTGAAAAAGATATAGGTTCTAATGCTGGGTTATCTTCATCGAATTGAGGATTATTATTTTCGGGCCTAACATCTCCAATATATGAAAATGAGTCTACCGTTGTCTTTATATCAGAAATATATAACGCTCCATCAACAGCACTTAATCTAGTTTCAAATTTCCTAGCATTGAATAAAGGTAATGAATGATTACCAAAATCATATAAATCATCTGAAGTGTATGGTCTTCCTATTAATCTTAGATATCCTTGATGCCTACCATTAAAAACATTAGCATTATATCTACTTTCTATTTCACTTGTAGATAGAAAAGGATATTTTCTTTCCAAACTTTCAATTGTTGGAACAATATTTTTGTAACCTAATCTTCTAATTAAAGAAGCACGATTATCAAAGTCAACATTTTCTAATATTGGAAATTCCTCATTAGCTAACGCATCATTAGAAACGTTTGTTACTAATCCTCCACGAAAACTATTCAAATAGAAATCTTCCATAGTAAATCCTCCTTTCTAAACCCATCTACTTTCTAATAATTGTTGAGATGGTTCGTTTTCTTGGTGTCTTCTTAAAACAGCACTATCAAATTCTTCTCTTGTTCTTGAATAGAAACCGTCATATAAAATAGTTTTATTTTCATCTTGCCACGTTTCATAATACTTTTTAATAGCATAATAAGTCAATAACTTATGAAAACGTTTTTCAAATGGTAATGTTGTTGTACTTAAATCTAAATTAGTATCTGTTGCATCAAATGGTGGTAATTCTTTATAGTAATAAATTCTAACTTTTATAGAGTTAGTATTATCTAATAAACTAGATTTAAGAACTAATTTATTCGAAGTATAATCAATGAAATACAAATTGCTTACATTATTATGTGGTAATTGTCTTTGATTAGGATGATTTTGAAGTGTTGTTATTTCACTATCACCTAAACTTCTTTGATAAAATAAATATCTTCTATCTCTTATATCAGCTTCAACCTTTACTATTTGCATAAAATCACTAGGTAGTTGAATTGAATTACCATCAACTTCTAATTGTTCTATAACTCCATTCACATCTCTATCTAATAGAAAAGATGTTGTATTTAATTGTGCTTCTAATAGATCTGCTTCTTGTTTAGCAATTTCACTTAAATCTTGTAACATCTCATTGGTCCAAATTAAAAAGTTTTCTTTGTTCAAAACTTTTCTTATAGTTAATTCTGCACTCTTTTTTAATTCTGATAATTTAGCCATAGTATAACTCCTTTCTTTAAAATGCGTTATTATACCCTTTAGCAGTTCTCATTACTTCATTAATTGAATTTCTAATTCTCCTTTTAGCCCTTTTAGCCATTTCTGATTGCATAAGGTCATTTTCTCTAGTGAGTTCAATGAATAATTCTTTACCATTATGCTTGATACTATTACTGTGCATATATTTCAATACTCTTTCATCTAATTGGTCAAAATAAATATCAGCTTGATGTGTAGTCCAATCATAAAATCTAGGGAAATAACTTTTTAAACTGTGTATTTCATATCTATCTCTCTCTAAATTTCTTACAATAAATACACTTTCATCAAAGTCTTTAACTCTTTGAGGTAATTTATTTGGTGTATTAAAAATAGGCACTAGATTTTTTTCGTTTTTTAGTACGAATTTAATTAATTTTCGGTCTTCTTTTGTAAATTCCATAATCAAACCCCTTTCTTATATTATTATATCATAATAATAATCTTTTACCAAAATACAAAAAAAAGGACTTATAAAGTCCTTTTTAAGTTCTAAGCATCTACATCTTCAAGAACGTTATTAATTACAAAGTTCGCTCTAGGAGAATCTGTATTCATATTACAGAACTCATACATTCTAAAGTTATATTTTTGACTTGCAGTAAACTTGAATACATTTCCATCGAAATCATCGTAAGTCCACTCTTGATAAGTTGGTTTGAACCAAGTTTGTTTTGATAAACCATAACACTTATTCTTAGTCATAAATCTATCTTTAACGAATGGCATATTATCAAATGTTAAGTAAGAATAACCACCAGCTAATGTAACTGCACCATTCATACCATCTTGAACAGCATTATTATATTGTTTGAATACTTGTAGTTCATCTTCATATCCTTGTACTACTAAATGTCTAGCAGTAAGTAAATCAATTGGTTTTCCTGAACGAATATCAACGCTATCTTTAGCACCTCTTAAAAATCTTTCAGTTAATAAAGCATTTCCACCATCACGTTTAGTTGCTTTATACCACTTGTTAGATGTTCTATCAATTCCGTGATAAGTATTAGCATCTTTTGCTAATGCATCTTCAATACCAGTAATACCAATTCCGAAACTACCATTAGTTACAAATACATCACCTTCGGCTACTGCATAAGTACCACCAGTAGTTGTATCAACAGTACTAACAACACTAATTGTTTGTAAATCTTGGTCTACATCTACAATTTCAATATTATCTGCTTTTAAAGTAGAAGCTGTATAAATATCAATAACTAAACCGATGTCATAACGATCTGTATTTTCAACTGGTAACGTTTTTGGAGTTGTAGTAGTTAATGCAAGTGGTAATGTTAATCCAGATGGGTGAGTTCCACTACCCGGAGTTAATGGGTCAAAGGCTGTAAATTTATCAATTACACCATCTTCACCAGTAACTACTTGTCTAGCCATATCATCTTTAGCAGCTTCATAAGCAGTTTCCATTTCATCAGCTAATAAATCTTCAAATGCACCATCATCAGTTCCAGCGTGAATTGTTTTTAAATCAATTGCTCCTTGAACTGTTAAGTTTTTCATATTAACGATTTGTCTTTCTTTACCAGTAGTACTTGGTGATTTATAATTTGCACCATCTGCAATTGCACCAGCACCACCCTGTTTACCTTTTCTTAATCCGTAAACAGCAAATTTACCTGAAATTTTATTATAACCAACTGATTTCAATTCATTTAAGAAATAGTGACTATCATTGTTCGTATTTTCTCTAAACGTAGGTAAATAAAATTCGTATAGAGAGTTTTGAATATCTTGTAAGTTAAATTTTGCTCCATCGCCTAACATATAAGTTCGCTCCTTTTTTTAACGAAGTCCTTGCCTAACATTTTGTTTATCCAATCTAGCTTGTTTCGCTTTTCGCCCTGCTTCTCTAAAACTTTTAGTAGGACCATTGCTTGGTGCAACTGGAGCTGCACCACCAGAATTTGGCATTGTAGGAGGCAATCCTTCTTGATTTCCATATTTATTTAATTCACCTGCAATCACTTGTTGCCTAATTGCCGGATCATTAATAGCTGCTTGTTGCATTTGTTGATTAGTTTGTAATTGTTGTTCTGGACTTTTTGTTAATCCTGAATACATAATCTCACCTAAAGCAACTTTAGCTAAGCCATTTAAATTTAATTCCATTCTTTTATCTAATGGCATATTATCAATAGCCTTATCTAAAAGTGGTTTAATTTCGTTGAATTTTTCACCTAGAGTATTTTCCAAGTTTTTATATTCCATATTTTTTCTTGTTTCAAAATCACTAGACATTGCTTTATTATATAAATAATCAAGTCTTGCATCTTTTTGAATTTGTTGTTCTGTTTTAGTAGTTTCCTGTTTAGGAGGTTCTACTTGCTTACTTCTTAATTCTTTAATTTCATTTTTCAAATTATTGTACTCTCCTTGTAAATGAACATAAGAATTATGTGCATTAGCAACAGAAGTGTCTTCGCTAGATACTTTGATTCCAGCAAAGTCATAAATTGGTTTAGGTGCTTCTGGACTGCTCGGTTGAGTTCCATTTAGTACCTCTGGACTGGCAGGAGTTCCTGCTTCCGGTGTTGTTCCATCATTAAACAATTGAATGTTTAATTTCATTTTTTGGTCATTTTTCATTGTTTTCTCCTTAATTTTGGGTTCTTTATTTAAAATAAACTCCGACTGCCTAAATAGGTTCTTCATTTATAATAAGGTCTGACTGCCCTTTTTTAGTAAAACAATTATATTCAATTGTACTTACTTAAATAATAGCATTGACTTTTGAAAATGTCAAATTACTGTTTTTATTGAGACATTTATTGAGACATTGCAATATTTTGTTGCATTTGTGCAACTTGTATTTGTGTCTTATGTTGTTTGATATGTTCTCTAGCCATAAGTTCTATTTGTTTAGCCTTTTCTAAATCTTGAGTTGCTAGTTCTCTTATAAAATCTTCCCACTCTTCACTTATTATTAATTCTCTATGTTCTTTTAAATGAATTGCGTGATTGTCTAAATCATCTACTACAATAGCTTGCATACTAAGTATTCTTCTATTTTCACGTTTTACTTTATCTAAATCTTTTTTGAATGGTATTAAATGGTCCAACTCCATATATTTTAAATCTAATGCTTCTAATAAGTTTTTAGTACCATCTACACCATAAGCGTTTTGTTCACTAAATAATCCTAGATTAGTTAAGTCTAAAATCATTTGTTGTCTTTGGGCCGGTTGAATTGCTAAGTGACTAATATTCTTAATTGCAATTTTATCATTAATTAAATTCTTATCCCACTCAATTCCATCTTCCCAACCATCATTAAATTTAACAAATCTACTTCCATTAGTATATTGTTGGTATAATCTAATAATGAATTTTGCCCACTTCTCAATACCTTTAGCCATACTCTTTGTAGTTAATCTAATACGATTATCTTCTTGTTCAGTTAACATACTCATTTGAGTTGCACTACGAATAGCACTTGATATATTACCCTCAATTGACATCATATTTAAACCACTTAAACTATAAAACTCTTGATTAAGGTCTTGATTTTCTGCTCTAAACTCTCCAGTTTGTGCATTATCTTGAACACGAACTGGTGCAGCTTTACCATTTTTAACTATAATAACATTTCCGGGTTTATTAGTAATTCTAGTTTGAGAATGTAAACTACCCTCATATGCTATCCATTGTCCTATTGCTTTTCTATTTAATGCTTCTGCAGCTCTATTACGAACAGCATTATATCTTCTTTGTAAAGGTCTAAGATCTGCTAAAGGTGTAGCACCATAAAAGTTACCAGTTTCAGGAGTTGCAATCATTCTAATGAATGGTATATCTTTTTTACCATCTCTACCTATATTGTAAGGTAATTCATCATAATAAACTACTTTGTCACCTACTGAAATAATCATTCTACCATTTGGGAAATCATTTGTAGGTCTTTCATAATATTCTTTTACTGATACAACATCTTCCAATTGATTGGTTTTATATCCATATGAACCTGAATAATAACCGATACCATAACTCATTGCACCAGTTTGTAAAGTTATCGAGTTAGTAATTTCATCTTTGATATCACTATCTTCTAACATATATACTTTTTTAACAACTTCTTTTGGAAACGCTCTAACGTGTAAAAGCCACGGACTTTCTTCTAAATTTCTTCTTGTTGGATTATCTACATAGATTTCAAATGGAGATATAACAGATGTTGTTACATCACCCTCATAAATACTTTTCTTATATAATAATCCTTGTTGAAGTTTTTGTTTATAATCCTCGTTTAAATAATTAGAATTTCCTAATTCATCTAATAAAACATCGACTCTACTTACAATTTTTTTACCTAAAGTATTATCCCAACCAACTTTTAAGAAAGCACTACCATAATCAGTTAGATATTCACCAATAGTATCATATTTGTCACCTATTTCTAAAGTTTCCCAAGCATTTTGTATAACTGCATTAGTTATTTTAGCAACCTTTTTATCTTTATCTTTTAAAGATTTAGGTTCAGCCCACGGTAATGGTTTATTTAAAGTAATACGAGCTAAGAAAGTATTTCTTATAGTTCGCATTTTATTAAATACTTCTCTTTCTTCATAACCATATGCTTTTGATAACTCTGTTATTTTAAAGTTATTACTATCAAAGGTTTTATATTGGTCACCTGATACATAGGCTAGTTGTAATAGCCAAGAATATTGTTGAGGTCTAACTTTCATTTGTGCTTCATTATACAAATCATTAATAAAAGCACCAACCTCATTGTTGGTTGTGCTTTTATTTTCTTTCATTCTTTTACTATTTGTACCATAAGCCATATTCATCACCTACTATTTTGGATTTGATTCTTCATATGCAAATTCTAATTCATTTTTATATTGATTTAAATATTCATCTTCATTAATAAATTTAATATTTTTAGCACTTTCATTCAATTGATTCAACATATTATTATTAGAAGCACTTTCTAAAATAGTGCTAATATATTTATCTCTTTCTTCTAGCCAAGCGTTTTCAATCTTATCAATTCTTTTTAAGAAGAAGTAAATAATTGCTATAATAATACCGATAAAAACTATTTGAACCATTGAAAAAACTATAATTAAATTAGTATATCCCATAATTATTCCCCTTTAGCTTCTTTGATTTTTCTGATTAAAGTTTCTTTTGTTGAATTACTTCTAACTGTAACACCTAATTCTTTAGCTTCTTCTTTGATTTTATCTAAATCAACTACTTCTTCAATTGGTTCTTCATCAGTAATTATTATTGTTTCAACTGGAATTTCATCTAGATTCAAACTTTCTAATTCATCATCTTCATCATCTTCTTTTAAAATTTCCGTAGCTTTTTTAATAATTTCTAATTCTTCTAAAACATCATCATCTAAGTTATCTTCATCTTCTAAATCTTCAACAATAAATTCATCTTTTAACAATTCGAAAATTTCTTCTTTAATACTTTCATCTGCATTTTTAATTGCATCTAATAGATATTCTTTTCTCAAGAAGTACCATCTACCTACACCTTGACCATCTTTTGCAATTGCCATATCAGCAAACTTTCTTCTTTGTGATAATTCGCAACGTCTTTTAACATTGCGACCTTTAATGCTTTTAGTTAAAATTAATTTAAACATTCATTTTTCCTCTTTTCTTTTTTATTGTTTATATATTAAATATACTATACTTTGAGTTGTTTGTAAATCTAACCATATAAAGGAGATAAATCTTGCATACCTTTTTTATTTTCTAATTGTTTCTTTACATAAGCCATACAATCTTTATTTTCTTTTTCTTTTGGTCTAGTTGATGTTTCATTATCAAATACTGTGATTGCATAGTATCTAATCATATCTACACCGTGGTCTTCTTGATTAGGTTGGATATCTTCTGGATTATTCGGGTCTGTTACAATAGTTTTAATTTCTTCTATTGTTTCAACACATTGACTATTAATTCTCCACTTTGGTCTAATATCTTTAAAATCAATTAATCCCTCTTCATATTGTTTTTCTAATTTATCTCGATTAAAATACATAAGTCTATGTACTTTTCTCCAACCCTCAACTCTAACTCCGGGTCTTGTTGGAGCTCTTAAAATTGTTAATCCAGTTAATGTTTCTACTATTTCTGCAGATGTAGAACCTATAATATCACCTTTACCATCACGAACATATGTATCTTTCTGTCTAAACATATCGTGTGGTAATACTATTCCTTGTATATTCAAATCAAATCCATATGTTGAGATACCTTTTAATATTTCATCACATACATCTTCTAAGTTCATTCTATTCCCTTGTAAAACTTTATCAGTAAATGCAAATCCATCTTCATCGTGGAATGTGAACCCTACTTTGAATGCATCATTATGACCCCAGTCCATATGTAAATTACATTTCCAATGAGACTCAATAGTTATTTCACCCGGTTCATAGATATGTTCTTTAGGTTGGAAGTTAGTTAAGAATTGACCATCTGCAATATCCCAATCCCCATATAAAAACATTCTTTGTAAATGTTCTGGCATTTCCAACAAGGTTGCTTCATAATCAGATCCAACTAAATATGGATTATCATATAAGGTTGATTTAATATATCTATATGATGTTTGTAAAATTTTACCGAATTTATTTTTAACTTTCTTAATAACTCTTTTAGTACCATTATCAGTTGCATCAATAAATAATTTTTTAACCCATAAGTGTCCTTTAGAACCCGGATTAGAAGTTCCTAGAAATTGTGTTGGATAACCTTTACCACTTCTTAAACGAGTAATAATGAAATCTATGGTCATTTTATCGTGTTTTGTTAATTCGTCTATACCAATAACATCAAATTCAACCCCTTGATATTTTTGGGCATCTCCATAACTCTCCATATAATTCAATGATACACGACTTCCAGTTGCTTCAATTATAAATTGGTTTTCACTTGCTCTCCAAGTCCAAATACGTCTTCCTGTTTTCGGATCTTTTTCTGGAATAAACTCTAACCATTTATAATACAAACTTTCTTTTGCTTGTTTAATACTTTCACGAAATAATCCAACGTGAGCTCCTTTAAAAGTAGAAGCATATAAAAACGCTTTCATAACTAGTGCTGCAGATTTACCACCACCAGCACTACCTCCATAAAGTATTCTTTTTTCAGTTGATACTAAAAATTCTTCTTGTCTTTCAAATGGCGTAAAATTAAGAACCACACTCATATACTCACTCCTTTCATAAAGAGGTGAAAGGGTTAATCATAAATTAACCCATAGAACTCACCAAACATACGTTTCTCATATTCCATTGCTTCTAGGAATAAGTGTTTTTCAGTTTCATTTAAATATTCATTCAAATAATGGTCCATATTTTTTTGAGGTATCTTACCAGTTATAGACAAACTTTGTTTCAATGTTTGTTTAACTTCATTCTTGATCTGTTTTGAAGTTTTACCATCTTCTTCAAGATTAGTAATTAATTGGACCATATTTCGCATCATATATTCATTGTCACCAAATTTGAAACCTTTTTTAATTGCATCTTTTAATCTAGCATTTTCAGTTTTCTCACTACCAACAATTGTTCCATAGTCAGGTCTATCTAGTACATCTCCTAAGTAATCATATTGTTTACTTATCATTGTAGTATATGAAGTTTTTTCTCCACTTGAAATTCGTTTAAATGAATTATCAAATATTCCTGATGCAGTACCTATACCAAAATGTAATAATGCTTCTGGAACTGAATTAGCACTTTCGTGATATTTAGTTGGCACACCTTTTGCAACATTAATTGCACTTTGAGTAGTTTTACCAAACCCTAATGTATTACCAACTTTTTCAATTGCGTGGTCTAACATATTCCATTGTTTATCAATAGGAGCTGGTACAGCACCATAATAATTAACACCTTGCATTAATTCTAATGGCATTTTATAAAATGGATTAGCCATAGAAATACCTTTATTTAATATGTGTTCTACTGGTGGTGTTCCTTTTGCTTCATTTGAGAAAGGTAAATAATCTAATAATTCAAGCATACCATTTGCTTTATTTAAAATAATAGAACCAAATGGAGTTGGCATTAATGTATAACCATCTATATTTATATCTGTTCCCGGTATTGTATAACTTAATGTTTTTAAGTATTCAGGTATTTCTTCATCTTCTGGAGCAATACCTAATGCTCTTGCTAATAAGTTCCAACCAGTTTGTGCAATATTAGACATAATCATCATTGCAGCAGCACCTCTTGAAGCACCACCTATTCTTCTTCTCATAGATGATTGTCTACTAAACATATCACTAAATATATTATTTAATTGTCTATAATGTAGTTTTAAGTTACCCTCTTGGAAAGCAACGAAAGGTACTCCACCTTGAGACATTTTCATAGTAAATTTAGAACTCTCAGAATAGTTAATAAAGTTTTGGTTTGCCATTAAAGCTAATGCTCTTAATTGAACTTCTTTCTTTTTATTACCCTCAAACTTATTGGCTTCTTGCATTAAAGCACTAATTTCTTTTTTATTAGATGCACCATAATTTAATCCAGTTCCACTTTCAACTCTTTTAACTGCATCAAGCATATAAGCAAAACGCAAGATAGCTTCTCTATGATTTGAAAAGTTTTTAGTAGAATCAAACATTTTTTTGAATACTTTATTTGCAACTCCACCAATTGTTTTTAAATCTTTTTCTCCAGTTAAGTTTTTAGTCATTACTTCTAATTCTTTATGAAGTTCTGGCACTAAATCTTTACCCATAGTTTCTAATTCGAATGAGATTTCTCCACCACCATAAACATCTTCAAATACATTCCATAATGAATTTAATTCTGCTTTTCTTTCAGGTGATATCTTCTTAGAAACTTTACCAGTATATCTTTCCATAACATAACCAAATGCATCTGGAACACTTAATACTGCAGGTGGATTTTCTAAAGCAATACGATAGAAGTCCATACCAATTGCATTCTTAGTAAATCTCATAATATTTTCAGGACTAAATAATGCACCACGTTTGAATACTTTAGTTAATTTTCTAAGAGCATTATCAGGCAACCTAATTGGATTAACCATTTCATTAATTATCTTAGCTGTTTGATTATCTAATATCATAAATTTATTATCTTTAAGATTATCTAATATATACCCAGTTTCATTTTCGTTATACATTAATTGATTAATAATTGATTTAGTCATAAATTCCATATTATCTAAATCACTCAAGAACATACTTCCTAATTTACCAACTTGTTTCTCATTAGCATTTTGTCCTAATATATTCCCATAACCATCAGTAACAACGTGTCCGTCAGGTATCATCATTTGAACATCATCAAGATATTCTAAACCAACATCTTCAACTAAGTTGTTTAATGTATTTTGAATTTCGAATGCATATAATAAATGTTTACTTTCGTTTTTACCATTTAGAATATTTGGGTTAGTATAAACATAGTTTGCAAACCTCTCTAAATCCTTTTCTGAGACACTTCTTTGTTTCCCGTTGAAGTAATTGATAACATCTCTATAATCCTTAGACAAGTCATATACACCATCTTTGGCATAAGATTTGATTCTATTAATAATATTTTCTTTGTAATCACTTACAATAGTTTCTATTTCTTGAACAATATTAGTTTCAGTACCATCATAAATATTAGTGTTTTCTAGATATGCACTTAAAATACCTTTATCAATATTTGGTATTTCTGGATTAGATATTATAGTTTCAATTATAGAAGTCATTCTTTTAAATGTTTCTTCATTTTCACTATTAGCAATATCTTTAATAACTTTATCTTTAACATCAACTAATTCTTCTTCGATTCCACTTAATACTTCATTTTTAGCATCTAGTGTTTTAACTTCTTCGACAAACTCTAAAGCAGTTATTTCATTCTTAGCAGTCAAATGAGTTAAAGCAAACAATCCAATTACATCAGTATTTATTGCTTTTCTAGTACCTTTTTTCTCGTAGAAATCAATAAATCCTTTCATTCTACCATTTTGTTTATATGCACCTTTATCTTTTTGATATGTATCAAATTCTCTTAATACTTGATTTTTAAAGTAATTGGCACGATTTAATTTACCAGACAGATCTTCACCACGAACTTCCCAGTTCTTAGCAATTAGCATTGCATCAGTTGTATCTTTAACATAATCATACATATCTAATTTATTAGTTAAAAACTCACTTGCATCAATCTCTTGTTGTAGTTGTTTTAACATCTTAACTACTTCTTCATCATATGTTTGACCATCTTCTAATTTTATAATATCTTCAAAAGGTAAATCTTTCATATCATAATTTTGAGTATCTTCAAACATACTTCTTGTTAATAAATAAGTTGAGAATGTTACATAATCATCTGCATTCATTCCACCAAATATTCTAGATACTAGTTCTTGTGTTTGTTTAGTATTCTTGTTTAATTTGTTTTGATAAACATTAGCTGCAGAAGATACAAGTGAATTTAAATGTGCTATAACTCCATATTTAGTAGAATGTTCACTCCACCAATTCTTTAATTTTTCAGTTATGCTAACTGTTTCTTTTTTACTTGCTTTAGCATTAACTATTACTAATTCTTTCATTTGATCTGTATTACTTTTCTTCTCCAAATCAATTGCATCATTGAATGTTTCAATTTCTTCATCAACTTCTAGTAAATACTTTTCGCCACGTTTTTCAACTATTGCCTTTTCTTTTCTAACTAAACTTTCAAAGTGGTCTTTAGCATCTTCAAATGCTATTCTTAATTTTATTTCATTAGGACTTAATTGACTTTTTCTTAAATAACCTAGAGCTTGATTAAGCCAAATAAAAACTTTTCTTGCAACACTACTATCTTTAGTAATATCTTTTAATAATGTATCATTAACAAAATAAGTTTGCCCTTTCTTTTTACCACTTGTATATGCTTCTTGTTTAAATAATTCATCTTTTACAAAGTTAGCAACTATTTCACTTCTAGCATTTTCTTCGGTAAACTCTCTACCTTTAGCTTCGTAAACAGGAACATATCTTTTCATAATTGAATTTAATTGTTCTTCATATACACCTTTTTGAGTTAAATAATCTTCAACACTATTCATAAACTTATCTAGTTCTTTACTAGTTCCTCTTTCTAAATGATGAAAGAGTTCGTGAGTAACAGTATCTAGAAATTGAGTTTTAGAATTTGGATTTAAATAAATAACACCATTTTCATATTTACCAGCTTCATTCTTTTCTAATGTTTCATCAAACACAACTGTTAATTGTGCATTAGATGGTAACGTTTTATTTAATGTAGCAATAAAGTTTGTAACTCTACCCGGTATCTTCTTAATATTCTTTTTCAATACTTTAGGAGTAATACCTTGTTCACTCTCATAAGCAATACTCATATCAGTATCAATAGTTTTCTCATTAGCAACTTTATGTTGTGCTTTTAATAAGTCTATATCTCCTATTACATTCCTTAATGCACTTTCACTAAAGTTAAGTCTAAACTCGATATTTTTGTCGGGCCCATTTTTAGCAATATCGGCCATATATGTTTTTATATCGCTTCTATATTTATTTGCTTTTGCTTCTTTAACTTTAATTTCTTCAAGCAGATCATCTCTTTTAGGTTTTAATTCTTTAGTTACCTTTATAGATTCATTAATCTTTTTATCAATTTGATTATCTAATTTAGTTGAATTAGAATTATTAAACCCTTTAGATACTTCACTTTTCCTTAATGCTTCATTCTTTTCAATAGATTCTTTTACTTGTTTCTTATTCTTAGGATTAGCATTAATAACATCATCATTAATTTTATCCCTTGAAATAACTTTAGTTTTATAATCTTTAGGACCATTAAGTTTTTCTTTAATATCATTCTTTGCTTTCTTTTGAGTTGTCTCAACTGGTAATATTTTAAATGTATCTTGTTCAACTGAATATCCAACTACAAACTTATCCACATCAGGATTTTGTTCTAAATTGCTTCTAACTTGATTTAAGTATTTTGTATTAGCTTTAATAGGTAATGAGAACTTATCTTTAATAATATTCATCTTATCTTTAAGATTTAATTCTTTCTTAACCTTTTCATCTACTTCAACTTTATTAGCAACTTGACTTACTTTTACACTTTTATGTTGCTTAGTTTTCTTGATAACCTTTTTCTTATCTTCATCTTGAGTCTTTTCGATAAACTCTTTTTCAGAAATTTTAGTATTAGGTTTCTCTTCAACTATCTTTTGTTTTTGTTTCTTTTCTTTTTCTTCGAGCTTATTAATTTGTTCTTGTTTCTTAGTGATTTCTTTTTCCAAACTCGCATCTTTTTCAACTTCTTTCTCTTTAGCCAAACGTTTCTCTTCGGCCTTTTGAACAGCCTTTTCTTTAGCGACTCTTTCTATTTCGAGTGCTTGTTCTTTCTTAGCATTTTCAAAAGTTTGTTTGAAGTTTTCAAAACTACTTAATGCTTTTTTACTAATAAACTTTTTATTCTTCTCAATAAATTCATCATATTCAGTTTGTGTTTCAAATGTTTTATCAATAAAATTTTGTAACTTTTTATAATCCTTTTCCATATCTAATACATTATCAACTTTAGATAATTTGTTATAAAAACTTTCAATTTCATTTGATATATTTAATATATTTTGAATTTCTTGATCTGTTGTTTCTAAATCAGTTTTCTTTAATAAAGAGATATAATCTTCTTTATTCAAGATTCCTTGTTCATACATATATTCATAATCTTTTGATTCTAACTTATTTTCTTTATTAAACTTATCAATACGTTTTTTAGTAGTACCAACAACATCATCTAAAGTCTTTTTAATATTAGTAATCTCATTATTCATATTTCTAACTTGTGTACTATCAACCCAAGAACCCTCTTCACGTTGTTGCATCATTGTAAAGTCTGTTGGAGTAATATTATAGTTATTCATACGTTTTAATATATTGAACTTATTATGTTTCTTATCAAATGTAGAACTTACTATTTCACCTTTTATTTTTTGGAGTCCATAACGTTTAGGAGAATCGAATTTTTCTCCATTCCAATCTGCAACATTTTCATCTCTAACTATATTATTTAAAACAGTTCTAGTTTCATTTATTAAATCAACTCTATCATTAACAGATATACTTTCTAGTTTTTCTTGATTTTGTAAATCAATCTTATTGATTAATTCTTTATTTTGTTCATCTGCCATTTTATAGAAAGTATCTTGTGAATAATCATTACTAATTATTTTAATTACTTCTGCTTCAAGTTCTTTAGCATTAGGAGTTTTACCTTCTTTTTCAAAGTTCTCTTTTGCTAGTTGGTCCACTTTTGTTTTATAATCTTCGAATACTTTATAACCCTCAACAAAACCCTCACCAGCAGTAAATAGTAAGTTCCTATAAAGTTTAGCTGCTACTTGATTATCAATACCATTTTCTAAAACAAAGTTAATTGCTTTATCTTTTGCTTGTATTTGACTATCACCTTTAGCAATATATTCATTTTTAATTTGTTCAATACTAACTTGATTACCTATTGGTTGGTCTTGTAAGATCTGGTCATATGTTTTATTTATTGTTTTAGATACATTAAATGTTTCAATACCTCCACCAAACATACCACCAAACATACCATATAGACCAGTTTCTATATATTGTTGTGCTTCAGTAAACTCTTGTTGAGAGCCAGTAGTTATATTAGCAATATCACTAATTAATAATTGTCCTACCTCTTCTATACCCTCTAGAGCTGCATCAGCACTAATAGTTTTTAATAATTGTGTTGCATTTAAATTACCAAATGTTTTATTAGTTCCACGAGTAACTTTACCCGGAATAGCACCAGTACCAGCTAACAATGCCCAGTTTCCACCCATACTCATTAATGCACCAGTTATTGCTTTATTATCATCTATTCCTTGTGCTTTAGCATTGTTAAATACATCATTACCCTCACTCATTGAAATCATTGTTCTAGTTGCAAGTTCGGCCTTACTACCACCTAATAATGCATTGACAAATGAATTACCCATTTTAACTTCACCAGACATACCCGGGATTTTAGCCATAGCACTACCCAAAAACATATACCCAGAAATAGAACCCATAACTTGAGGTATACCTTGATAAAATACTTTTTCAAGTCCTGAATATTCTTTTACATCTTTAGTTTGAAGACTTTCATTAAGACCATCAATTAATCCACTTGCAAAATCAAATGGTTTATAAATATAACTATCTTTAGTATCTATATCTTGACCAGTAATTGTATTATATATTCCAGTTGTAGCATAACTAATTAAAGTTCCACCCATATCAATTGTTCCTGCAATCGAGCCAATAGTAGTATTGAATAATGCATTTCTTAAATGTTTAACTGCATTATCCATATCTTTTAATACTGGTATTTCTTCTTCTGCGGCCTTTTCTAATCCTATTGAACCTAGAAAACCACCAATACCAGCTACACCTAAAGTTATTAATCCACCAATAGTAGTAAGAGGTTCAGGAGTTAAGATACCAGCAATAGCAATACTAGCTATACCAGTTTTTGCGTGTTCTCCAAAAAAATCATCTACCTTTTCAACATCACCATCATCTGCAGCACGTTTTAAATCTGCACCAATTAAAGTATTTTTAATCTTTTGAGTATCACCAAATCCAGATGCTTCTAATTGGTATTTTTGAAGTGGACTTAATTTACTATACCATTCATTAAATTCTTCATCAGTTAATCCATTTAAATCATTCATATAACGATTAGTTAATTCAACAAACGGGTCATTATCCCCAGCAGTTGCAAAGTAATTATAATTATTACTTAAATTATGAAATGCTTGATTATCTATTTGATAAGCAGATATAGCAGTTTGATACTCGTTTGTATCCATTTTATAACCTTGTTGTTGAAACTTAGCAAAGTTATCTTGTTGATATCTAAAGATAGCCATATCAGTATCAGAATAACCATAATCTTTTTGGAACTGTAACTCAACAGTTCTTGCTTGTGCATAGTTATCTATTAGTTGTTCAGTAGGAGTATAAATCTTATCTTGTGGTTCATAATTAAATGTACTATCTTTTAATACACTTACAAAAAAGTTATTTAATCCAGTTGGACTAGTAACTTGTTCTTGAGTTAATATACTAGTCTTTTCTGCAAACTCTTTATTTAAATTTTCATTTCCATTTCCCATACTTATCACCTTTCCTCAAAATCTGCTTCAATAACTTCGGTTGGTAAATCATAAGAGTTCTTTTTATAAATATCTCCAAATGATGAACCATCACCGAATACTAATACACTATCTTGTATATTAATAGCAGCATTTTTATCTTGTATCTTATTTCTCATATCTAATACATCTTTACCCATTCTAATAACATCTTCAGGCATAGTATGTTCGATATCAATATTACCAACAGCTTCAGCAACTTTATCTACCATTTCATCAACTATTAAATCTAATTTTTGTTTAGATTTCTTAGCAATAATATTAGTTATTTCTCCAGTTGCTTTCATAATGTTTGGTCGCATAGACCATCTTCTAATCTTTGCTCTAACATTTGTGGCTTCACAACTTTTACCTAATTCTTGATTTACTTCACGCATTACATTTAAAGGCTTTCTTTTTTTAACTAAAGTTTCCCATACATAATATTGTTCTATTGAAGATAAATCGAAAAAGTAATTAAAACCATCTTTTGCATCAAATCCATCTTCTTTAATTTTTTGAATTGTTAATTCATATTTAGCCTTTTCTTCTTCTTTCTTTTGTAACATTTCTTCTTTTCTTTCTTCTTTTTTAATTAAGTTCCTTGCTCTTTGTAAAGCAGTCTTATCATTCAATCCCTTGATAGGAGTAAAACCACCACATTTCTTTCCATCTTCTTCTAAAAAGATTTTATTCCTTTTGAAATCAGGATGGTTACATTCATTTTCTACAAAATATTTGCAAGGTTTGTCACAATAATTAGCCATATCATCACCTCTTTTATAATTATACCATAGCCCTTTCATATATAAAGTATATCATTTATATAGTTAAAAATAAATTCTTCTTTACTAACAATAGTTTTAGAGTTATAATAAGTATGTAATCTAGTAGTCATACTAGTTACCCCTTTATGTGTATTTTTCTTTCTGTTTGAAAGCCATCCATTGAACTGGATGGTTTTCTTTATGTGAAAAGTTATATTTAAACACAGAAAAACCTAGAAAATTAATTCTAGGCAAGTCATAGGAGATATATAAAATAAGAATAAAGGTATATGTATAATACATCTTTATCTTATCATACAACAACAACATTTACAAGAACAATACCTCATAATTATTTCCAATCATAATTAATCTTTGTAACTCCGAACTTTTGTAATAGTAATTCTATATTTTCTTCTACTGCAGCTCGATAAGGCTTCGTATCTAACATTGCAATTTTTTGTATAGTATCTTCTCTACCTAAATATAATATAGTTTCAAAATCACTTTTATCAAACTTAACACCAAACACTTCTCTATCTTCCATAAACTTTTCATCTACTTGAATAGGTTGTAACTTATAAAATTGATCTGGAAGAGTTACAAAACATTCGGGCCCAACTTTAATTACAGTTATATTTTCTAATTTATAAGTAATTATAAATTGATACGTTATCCTAACATCTAATTCACTCCTATCAAATGGTAATACACTATCACTCACTATATTCTTTTCATATACCATTATTCCTTTATTAACTATTACTTCTCCTTGTAACGATAGTTCTTCTTCAACTAAAATAACCTTTTTAATAATCTCTTCTTCCTTTTCGAAATAACTAAGAGGTGACTTAAATGGATTCAAACTATTTACAAATAATATTGCAATACATAAGAAGATTATAAAACCTATTTTCTTTATCATAATATCTTTCCTTTCTATATCTAATTATATGTAAAAGGGATTAATTATATACATAAAAAAAGACTAAATTAATAGTCTTTCCGTTTTTGTTACAATGATTTAATTTCGTTTATGATTGCTTTTAATTCCATAACGTTTTTAACTTCACAATTAACTTTAGTATATAATCTATTGCTAAGACCAACTTGTAAGTGTAATTCTATTTCTGCAGTCATAGGTCTTTTGAAATTTCTAGCAATTGGTGTTGATTCCATATCTTCAGTTGTTATATCTTCTTCTAAATTAAATTCAACTTTATTCATAGTTTCCATATTATACCTCCCTTATGTTTTATTATGGTGCTGGACATAGGACTCGAACCTACATCTTACTGATTACAATTCAGTCGTAATGCCAATTATACTAATCCAGCAATGGCCGGGGCGAAGAGAATCGAACTCTTCTTGTAAGGTTTGGAAGCTCATTTGTTCCCAGAACCACCCCAATTTATGAGATAGAAAGGGGGGTTTTCTATCTCGTATTAATTATATCATAGTCGATATCAGTACACAATAGTTTCAAGCATATTTGTATAAACAACAACGCACCTACTACCACCAGCACAGGGTACTACATCTAAACTTGGCGAAGCCAAAGCGACAAATCCAATTTTGCGATTCTTGTTATTCAAACGTATTTTGAGCTTCAATCATATTATATCCATCTTCGATTGAGTTATATTCACAAATCCAATAATCTTCTCTCAGATCTAAATCTGCATTCTCACATCTCTCTATTATCTCAAACTTGAAATTCATTACTCCATCTTCTATCATTGCATTATACAAACGTTTGTTCGTCTTACTTTCCTCTAGTTCTACTTTATTCTTATTATACATTTTATATAGTGTTAAATGCCTTTTTCTACGTTTTAAGAGGTGTTCGGCCTTTCCTATATATACTTTCCCATTTTTATTATTGGTCCATTTATATATCCCAGACACTATCTTCTTTGGACTTTCTACTTCTAACCTTATAGCAGCCATACGTTTACCCCATTTCTTTTTTATTATTTTTCTTTATTATATGACTTAATAATGAGTTAATCAAATGCTTTAATGTTATTTTAATGTTTAAGTAAGG